TCAACCTCGTCTTGTTTTCTTTTGTACGCGGCCTCTTGTAAAGCTCTTCTACCGATCTCAGACATAGGTGTATTCATACCCTGCACATAAGCGGCTTGTGGATTTACAAACCCACCGGTCTTAAGACCACCATGCGCAAAAGCAGCGCCTTTTATTAATGATTCATTTGCCATTTTGTTTTTTTTATCTATTATCTATCATGTCTCCTCCGGCTCCAACTATCGAGCCAACTCCTCCCATTATAGATTGAGTAGCTGCATCTCTAGCAGCGTTAGCAGCGCCAAGTCTCTGCTGTGACATACCTAATAGTGTTTCCACTTTGTTTTGTTCAGCGTTTCTAGAAGCCTGAGCGCCTGCCATTTCAGCGTTTTGAATACTCATTCTTCCACCAGCAGCTTTCATTTGATTACCTTGCTCTTGTTGTCCTATACTTACAGCTGCTTGTTGCGCTTGTTGATTTCCAGCACCAGCTAAAGCTTGAGCCATAGCTGCAATTCCGGATCCACCAGCTGCACCACCCATGTTATTCATTATGTTGGCGTTGTTTTGCTGTGATTGATCTCTAGCAAAATCAGCAGCTTGAGTATTAACGCTTAGATCTTCGTAAGCATTGTCTAGGTTCGCGGCTAAATTTGAAGTGTCTAAGTTTTCAAATCTAGCTTTGTTTCTATTCATTTCTGCTTGCGCAGCTCTTTGTTCACGTCTACGCTTACCACCACCGATTATACCACCAGCGATACCCATTAGTCCTCCAGCTGCTTGAGCCATCATACCTCCGGTTAAAAGCTTTATTGGTGATTTTTTATACGTTCCTTGTGCCATGTTAATTTTGTTTATGTTATTATAATTACAGGTTATTTACTACTTTCAAATATTTCTGATCCTACTGAAAACAATTCAACCTCTGTTGTTTTATCGTTTCTAAATTGTGCCTCTGCGTAATAGCCTTTTAAATTAGAAGTATTACCTTGAGAATCTTTAGTAAAAAATATATAACTGCTGTTTGTGGGCGGTGTTGTTAAAGTGTCTATATTAGCCACTATTGTAACTGATCCGTTAGCGTTTGTAGTTATACTGGTTATTGGACCTATTTCTACTACTTCCTCGTTAGCAGCTAAATAATAAACCGTGTCACCAACCTGTAGTGATACGTTTACCGCTGTAGGGAATAATAATGTTATCGGTTGTGTCGCCATGATTTATTTTTTAAGGTGTGCAATTTAGATTAGTTAATGTTATTGTAGCTCCTCCATCACCTGGATCAACGCTTACTGGTGTTTGTCTTGTAGCACACTGTGTTATAGCTGGTGATAAAACACCTATGTTTATTGTTTCTTCAGCTAATGTTTCACAGTTTACATACGTTACAGCAACTTGTTTTGCTCTTGGTGTGGTAGCTGGGTTGTACTGTATAGTCCAAGTAGCGCATGTTTGATCAACACCAGTTGTATCACAAGTATCACCATTAGCAGTAGAGGTCATAGTACCTGATACCACAGGGGCTGGAGAAGATAGTGCACATATAGAAAAATTAGTATCACCTTTGTTTGTGTATATAACTCTTTTTGTATTAGTAACACAATCGTAATACTTTACAGTTCCACCGGCGTTACCAACAACTATGTCATATTCAACACATCCATTAGCAGATCCTAAAGTAATAACAGAGGTTAAATCTAAGTTAAAAGTAACATCCGAGTCTCCATACGCTTGTATAGTACCAGGTCCAGTAATTGTAGCTTCAGTACCAGCAATGTTCAAAACCACGCTAACAGGTAGTATTAATTCAGAACCTTTTCTATTATTAAAACTAACGTTTGTGTTATCTGGTAATGTTAAGTTAGGTCCACCTGTTAATGTAACGTTATTACTATTAACACTAGCAACAGTATATACATCGCTTGATGAAAAGTAAGGTGTAGAGAATCTCATACCAGCAACTATACCTGTAGCACTTTCAACAGGTAAAACTAAAGTATTAGCTATAGCACTGGACAGGGCGTTGTCCACACTTTCTAAATTAGACCACGTAGCGTAACCCACGGTATCTTGATTATCTAGAGTTATAATTTGACCTGCATTACCAGTTACTTTAAAATTATAATCAACTTGAGAAGCGGTTGAAGCACCACTGGTAGGTTGACTATTAGCGTCAAACGTCTTTACGAAACTAGTCTGACTAGGTAATACTGTACTAACCACCATATTTGTACCACTTGCTGTGAAAGTTAAATTAACTTTAGCTTTTTGATATATATAAAAAGGATTAGGTTGTGGGAAAGGACTAATTAAATTACCACCAGCTAATGTAAACGTGTAAGTCACGTTTGAACTAGAGGCCGGTATGTATATATTTATATCAAAATAACCAGAAGCTGGCATTGTAATAGTCGGTGTTGTTGCGTAAAACACAATTGTATCAAGACCGTCAGTAGACAGCTGACCAATATCTAGTATTGATCCGTTCGCACTAGCTAAAGTGAACGTTGTTGTAGGGTTTCCGTATATTCTAACTTTTCTTACAGCTCCAGGTTCTTGAACTTGATTGTTACCACCAATAAAAGAATAATTTCTAATTTTATTACTAACAACATAGGTAGCTTCTGTAGCAGGAATTGTAACATTTATATTGTTACCGTATATACTTGCTTCGTTTGTGAAAGTATAATAAAATTTTAAGTTTATAGCTGTTAACTTATTATTTGCATCATAAGTCTTTGTTTCAACACAATTGTAGTTGTCAACAACCATATTGAAACCTGTATATTCTATATTAAAATCTTCAACAAAAAAGTAACCACTCGCTGCTGTATAAGTTTTTTCTAAAAACATAACAGCTGAAAGAGCATTTCCTGATATATCAAAGGTTGTTGTTTCAGGAACTGGACTTTCTTGATCTATAGTCATATTTGTAGATGAACCTGTAGCATTGTAAGTACCTACGACTTGAACTGTTGATATTTTAGCAGAACCACTTATACATAAAGCTAATATAGTTGTTGCTGCAGGCATAGCGAATGGGTTATCAAAAGTAACAATACATCTAACATCAGCCCCATCTTGCGTAAAAACAACAGTGTCTATGTTAGCTAAAGTAGTGTTTACCCAAGAAAAATCCTCAGCCACAACAACATAACCACTTAAAGGTGATATTATCAATATTGCCGTAGCGTGCTGCAAAGCTACATTTGTTCCTGCCGTAACAGAGTACGTAACTTGTGATACCGTATAGTTATTTATAATTGTTTGATCTGCCATTATAATGTATTCATTGTTGTTATGTGAGTAACTATTCCATTTTCAAATGTTATAAACTTCCAAGCACTATCAAGACTTGACCAGCCGGCATCTGTTTTTAATGAGTTGCTTGATGGTGAAGTGTAAGACCAATAACCATTAGGTATTGGCGCTGAGTTAGTGTTGTGCCCAAATATACCATCTGTAGCAATTGGACCAACATCATTGTGAAGCTGAGCTCCAACAACTAAACCAGTTGCACCGGAATACTTGTATATATCAGATAGTCTAATTAATCTATTTGAACTCACTTGACCTATTAATGGACCAGTTAACCAATCTTTTAATTGTGTTTTAGCTAGAGCTGCTCTTCCAGAAGGAGTACCGTGTTGTGCTGCTGTACCGGTTAACAAATTAGTAGAGTTACCACCAACTCTATAACCAACGAACAAAGAAAAGTCTACAGCCACAAGAGGTGTTCCACAACTAGCTAAAGTATTGTATTGAGTTTTAGCGGTTATAACACCGTTTGTTACAGTTAATATAAAGTAAGTATTTGGAACAGCAGTGCCAGAAACATTAGCGTTTAAAGCGTTGTTGTCAGGCGTTGAAGCTGGTTCAACATATAAAAACTTACCACTAGTAGATATAGACTCGTTGTTTTCGTTATAAAGTATAGTGTTCACGTTAACACCTGAAGAATTAAAGAATTTAAAATTAAAATAATTCTTATCAATACCAGTGTAATTGTTAGGGAAATTATTATAAAACTCTTCTATACCACATTTAACAAGTTGGTCTGTTGCCGTTTGTCTTATATCTACGTTTACGTTAGACCCTGTTTTGGTACATGTCCAGTAGTACCAGAACTTTTTAGTAGTGTCTGGCAGTGGATCATTACCTGTTCCTGTAGAACAAGAAGCGTCAACCTTAACTGTTAATTTAAATGCAGTTGGAGCAGATGAAGTTACAGTAGCTAAACCTAATCCTTGAGTTTGAAAAGCAGAAGAATCAATATTATTATCACAATTATCATTGTAGTAAGTTTTTATACCTTTTATTTTATTGAAGTATTTATTTTCTTTCTTAGCAAACTCTTTTATCATACCTTCCTCCATATCAGTATTGATATAGTTAGTATACCAACCAGGCGTATAGTTTTCAGCGTTTATTATAGAAGGTGATATTTGTTGAGCTACAACCTGATCTATACTCAACCCCGTTAAACCACTGGACGTGTTATAAGAGTATTTTCTAGAATCAGTACCAGAGTAGTTTAATGTTTTAAACCCTTTGATAGACTCTGTAGCGTCATTTATCACTACATTGACAGAGCTATCATATTGAGTTCCATAAAAATTATTATATAAATCATTAGAGGCATGCTCCCATATTAATCCTTTATTAAAAGTATAATACTTGTCATTTAAAGATTCACCACTTTCTAGTGGGTAAAAAACACTACCAGTCTTAGTATAATAAGATTTTCTACTAGTCCAACCGTCAACAGTCTCTTTAAATGATACTGTAGTTGTTTCTATATCATCAGATTCATCATTAGGTACTTCACAGTGTGTTTTATCTTTAGGTGTCTTAGAAAGCTTATCTTGCCACTCGTCAGTTAAATAGTCTAGTGTTAAATTGTAATTTTCTTTGTCATCGTTATAACTTCCAATTATTTTAGTAGAACTAGGTAAGTTGTCTGCAAAAAAGTCAGACATACCTTTTAAAGCAATATTAGTTATACCGTCTTGTGATAATCTAATTACAGCTCCTCTATTTTTATCTGAAAAATAAGCTCTAAATCCATAGGAAGCAAATGACTCTGGGTTTGTACTAATACCAAACTCACCAGCATAAGGAACAGCTTGTCCTAAAACAGCCTTGTTAGAAGTTATATTAGCACTTCCATCGGCGTTAAATAAAGCATCTTTATTTGCTAGTATTTTTAAACATTTGTCTTCACAAAGCGTAATTAAGTTTGTGTTTCTAGAATGTAGCTTTTGTATAGATCCATACTCTGGGTTTAAATCTTTAGTTATAGGCTGTGCTTGTATAAACTGATTTAATCTATTTATACCTGCTTGAGAGTTGTATATTTGAGAAAATATAAGACCACTTGACCTTCTTTCTTCCATATATGGTTCATCTAGTAAAGCAGACACTTTAACTCCTTTACCTATTCTAGGTGCGTTGAAATCATCTCTTATTCTATCAGACTCAACACCATTTCCAAAGCTATAACAGTTATAGTAATTTAATATTTTTGATTGTTGATTTATAGTTGATATAGGTAACGCATTTGATGCTTCGTAATATATATCAATATCTACAGCTTCTTTTGGCTCTGTTTCAAAAACAGCTGGATTGTTAGAAGATATTATTTTGTTATCATCACTTATAACTTCTTCAACTATTTGAAAACCTCTTATGTTGGTTAAGGCTGATTCTGATCCGTTACCAACCCAGTCTTCTTGAACCTTGCTAGTTAGCTCTAACGCTAAAGAAAAAACTCTATTACTTCCAAGCGTACTTTTTTGACAGTCACCACAACCATCCACACAAAAACATCTTCTTATTCCCCTAGCACCTCTGAATCTCCAGTGGTTTTTAATTTCATAAGGTTTAGAAACTCTACCGTCTATGTGTACTATTCTTACTAAAGCCCCTTTTACAGCTTTTTCTGCAAAAAACGCTTTTTGACTACCTAAGTGTTCGTAAATAGGATTTGAAAAACCAGCTCTAAGAATACCTAACCACTCTCTATTATAAGCGGCACCAGCGTGAAAAGCCTGCTCCATACCTGTTTGACCATCTATAAATACTCTTGAATTTGAAGGAACTCCATTAAAACCGTTTAACCTATTACCGTTACCACCTAGCTCGACACCTTTGTGTCTCCAGGAATCAGGACATGTACAGTCACCAAACGGATTTCCAGCTGCCTCTCCCGCATCTCTAAAAAATGTCCCCCATCTTGATGAACTACCTCTCAAAGAAGAACTAGCGGTAACTCTATCGACATAAGCCGCGCCAACTATACCGTACCTTTTATTTAAACCTGAAAAAGTTTTTATTATGTTAACATCAAAATCTGTATCTCTATTTATTTTAACAAAAAATCTACCTTCAAACTCTGGTAGTCTTTCTTCTTCGTTTTTATAAACATTTATAGTAATAGTTGCACCCTCTACTAAACCTGATACCCCGAAGAAAGAAGCGTCTGCTCCAAATGGCTCGTCTAACTGCACCTCGTACATTGTACCATTACTTGAAACAGGTCCACCAAATTTAACCCCTAATATGTCTGTTGTATTACCACCGTCGGATATTGTAATAAAGCTATCGCCATTAAAAGCTGTTGCAAACTGAGAATTATCATCAGCGTTAGGTCCTGTAAAAGTTATTAAAGAGAAATCTTCTTGAAAACCAGCGTCAACTTCACAGCGAGCTGAAGCTATAATCTTTTTAGAATTAGCAACAAACTCAGGAGCTTGAGACTGAACATCTAAAACTTTATATCTACAAGGACCAATAGAAGGATTATCTACGTCGTGTTGTTTTTTTAGTATAAGATAACTATCTATTTGAACTTTACTTCTTTCTGATGAAGGGAAACTCAACCAAACGTTGCCATCTTCAGCAAAATAAAATCTATCTAAAGCTAAGTTGTAGTATTCGTTAGATGTATCTTTAATAAAATACTTATAATGCGTTACCCAGCTAGGCATATTTTGTACAGGCGGTACGGTGGCTATAAATTTGCTAACACCAACAGCTGCATCTTTATCTATGCTTATAGTAGCGTTTGCATCCGAAAAAACCGGTGTTTGTCTTCCGTAGCGTCTTGAAACACAATACCTAGTTGATATTTTCTTATAGACTTTACGCTTTGTATTGGTTCTCTAAACGTATCAGATTCTTCATTTAAACCAGTGTGATTGTTTGTAGCTAAACTTAAAATAAGACCAACTTTTGGAACATTATAATTTTGTATATAGTTAGCGTATATAAGTCTATTAGCTGAAACCTCTTGAGCTTTAGCTTTTCTTGGAACGTTATCCCAAGGTCTGAGTAGTTGGTTAGCTTCTACAGCGGCTCCAATTAATTCATTTTTAATAGTAAAGCTAGTTTTAGTTCTATCCTTTAAGGTATCTACTACATACACAGTGTTACTGTTAGATGCTTTGTACAATATATCTAGTTCAACAACCTCTGTACTTCCCCAGTAAAGATTATTTATACTTAAAGACCTTAGGTTGTTTCTCATACCTAAGTTATAACCATCAGAAGATAAGTATTCAAATTGACCACCTATAAACGCTGGTCCAGAAAAAGGTGAAAAAGTAGAGTACTCACCATTTTCATACTTCCATCTGTAAGCAAATCTTGGAAAATCAAATTCAAACATAGGATCTTTCTCTTCTAATAGAACCTCCCATGTTATTAGCTCGTCTTGATCTGCTCCAAATCTTAATATCTTATTAGGTATAGATTGAATCTTACACCTTAAATTAGCTCCGTTTACGAAATCTATCTCTAATCTTATAGTGTATTCATCTTCGTTGTTGTAGTCATTTATATAGCTTCCACTAAGAACTATAACGTCACCAGGCTCGTAACCTGTTGGTACTGCTGATACAACTATGTTTACAAACTCCATATTAGTTGGAAACGCTCCACCGGTACCTAAAGCTTCTTGATATTCTTGAAACGTTGGTAGTGGCTTGTACTCCGCTGGTGAGTTATTAGTAGCGGCTTCTGTTATGTACGTAAAGTTGTAGTAGTTGTTTAAAGAGTAAGTTGTGGTTATAGGATCGGTGCCTGTTCCAGGACCGTTTACCAGCGAAGCTGACATAGATAAACCCGGTTCATCTAATGGAGATTTTTTAATAACAGTAATATCTTCTTCTGCAAAGTCAGCGCCAGAAGAATTATAAGTATAGTTTCTGTTAGAAGTGTTGTAAGTTGGAATTTTACTGTGTACACTGAAACTAGGTGTACCACCGTTTGAAGAACCTTTTTTAAACTTTTTTATATTTACCTTCTTGGGTTCATTAACATTATCTGTAAAGAATAATAAGTCGTCTATTATATTTACACCTGTTATTAAGTTATTTTTAGTAAAGTTTAATATACCTTTAGTGTCAACTAATACAGGTGTTACGTCACCAGTTTTTTGATTAAACTCAGCTATAACACTAACGCTTGATCTAGTAGTACCCTTGTCGGTAGCTACAAACCAATATATACACTCTGTCGGCTCATGTCTTATAGAACCTATACAGACTGGGTTGTTAAGAGAGTTTATGTAATCAGAAGACCAATTACCAGAAGATGCTGGAGAACCTTTCAACTCTGTATTACCTTTTAAATTTTGCAAAGCACCAACATTGCTAGATTCAGAAGTAGCTACAGTTACGTTTAATGCATCTCTATATTGACCGTTTGGAACCATTCTTTCATCAAGATCATGATTCATCTTCCCCTGAGTAAAGTTATGAATAAATTCTGGCATATTTTAGTGTTTTATAATCTTAGACTTACCTCTCATTACTTGAGCAAGTTCCTCTGATTTTAAATTTGATAATCTTAATTTAGCTTGGCGAGTTGCAGCAAACTTTTCTTTTTTAAACCTCATGACTAAATACTCTTGAGTGTTAGCTCTTGTAGCTAGTATAGCGTAAGCTATGTGCTTGTACAACGCTTCTTCTGCAAACTTATGAACAAGCATTTCATTGTCTGTGCCAAGTGAATCGCTTATATACTTTAATGTTATTATTTTACCTGTCAGGCTAGAATCAAAAAATATTTTACCTCTTAGATTGTCTATAAAATAAACTCCGTTGCTATTAGCAAACTCCGGCTCTAATCCATATCTACCACCCTGAGTACTTCTATATCTTTCAAATTCATCTAAAGTATCTGGATTTGTATTATTCCTGTTTGTAGCATCTTTGAATTTATTCCACGTTTCAGAATCGTCAGCAGCTAACAAAGTTCCATCTGTGTCAAAACTGTAATCGTAATTACTATCTTGTATTAGCGCCTCTGGGTTACTAGTTTTTCTAGTAGGCATTAATATCCTTTCAATACCATCATTGTCTAGCCAAGATAATTTAACATAGTTAACAAAATCATGAGGTAATTTCATAGATAGAGAAGGTGGTATTTCAATCTCTTGAGACTTAAAAGATTTTAAAGTATCGTAGCTAAGCTCAGCTAAACCTCTTTGAGCGTGAAAAGCGATATCTGTTCTTCTTACTTTAGATATTATTTTATCTTCACCCACGTAAGATATTATAAAGTTGTTTATTATATTCTCTAAAGAAACATATTGATAGTTACCAAACTGCTCGGTAGCTAAAACCTCTCTAAACAATACAGTTAAGCCTGCTAAAGGAGATCCATCAGCAGCTTGCACGTTTGTGTTTGGATTTGTGTTATTGAATAATATATCGTAAGAATCGTCAGGAGTAGTGTCACCTGGGTTTGTACCATTATACGAGTAACTATTTTTGTTTATTTCTATGCCGTTTATAAAAACCACTATATCAACCTGTTGAGTTGGTCTAGTAGCAAACGCAGCTGTAGTTACTGGTCCAACCGTGAGGTTTCCAGCTCCAGCGCCTACAAAGCTTTGGCTTTGCTCATAGTAACCTTGTTGTGTTCCGTTGAATAATGGCATATCTTATTGTTTTTCTTGTTGGATTGTTTGCATTTCTTCTTGATTTGCAATTTGATACATCTGAACTTCCTTGGTAGATAAACCAGCTAGCTCTAATATTTTTTCGACTAAAGCTATTTCTTCAGATTGATGCAGTTGAAAATCAGTACTACCAGTAGCATTATACAAGGCTTCACCATAAACCATAACATAATTCCAATTAGGAGCAGTAGGTTTTGATATGACATCACATGTAACATTTGCTACTATTGTAGCTGGATAGAGTTGTATCGTAGTCTCACTTGTTCTAGTGTAAGCTGGTCTAATTAAGTTTGGAGTTGTTAATGGAGACATTTGAAGTATCTGTATGTCTTTTTTGTTTAGCTTTTCAACTATTCTAGCTACACCGTTGGTAGTATGCATAACATTACCTAACCTATAGTTGGCTGGCAAAGTACCTATACCCGTGTTAGCCATAGTAACATTCACTGGTGGTGCTTCAAATATACTTATTTTTTCTTCAAGTATATCTAGCATGTCTGAATATTCTGTACTATTACCGTGCAGTCTACCAAATTGATTTATGTCGTAGAAATATTGTTCAAATATATCTAGTTGAGCTTGCTCTGCAAATAAATTAAACTCTTGAGGTGTGACATAGCCACGTTGCTCTTTGTTTAAAGTACTCAAAACAGTCTGATAAACGGTATCTACACTTACAGCCATAATTAATAAGGGAATTTTTTATTTAAATATTCTTTTCTTTTATCGCAACCACAGTCTCTACCTGTAGCTTCGCTTATTTTTTCAACTACTTTTTTTATTCCTGTAGCTTTTGTAATAGCCTCAACAGTATCGCCGAAGCCTTTTTGTTTCATGTTAAAAGCCATATTTTATTTTTAAGTAAATGCAACCGCCCGAAGGCGGTTACTTTACATTTTTATTTTACTTTTTTAGCAAACTGCTTATAGACTTCCATTCCTTGATCAGTCTTAAACCAAGCAGCTAAAGCATTATATGGATGTTCGTCATAAGGAACAGTACATAGCTTTTTACCATTAGGATATGAAAATATCCTTTGATCTGCTGATAATTTTATAAGGTTTTGTTCAACTGCCTTAGCCCCAAAGTTTCTTAATTCAACATTTTCATCATTAGCTAACTGTAGAAACATTCCTGGGTTTCTTCTAGCCATTAGTAAAACGTCTCTTTTTACTTCTTTGCTTGTTAATTCGTTAACATCACTACCTATTTGAGCTCTTAATATAGCTTCTGCCGCGTCAACATCTAATGCTTTAGCAGCTAATAAAGCTTCTATTTCGTACTCCATGTAAGCTAGATCATCTTGAGCCTCTTCAACTTTATCGTATTCTGAATAAATACTACCTTTTAATGGGTGATAAATTGATAATAGTTTTTGTAAGCATTGCTCTTCTTTTGGTACAAACAACTTACCGTTTCTCATTATGATTCTACCTAATGTAGCTTCACCTTCTTGTTCGTCTACTAAAGGACTAGCCATATTAGTAGCATACTTAAGTTCTCTTTGATATCCAAGTTTTTCATCAAAATATAACAATGGTCTTTTAGACGAGTGCTTTGATGGTATTGTATATACTAGAGGTTTGTTTTTGGCTTCCATTGTATAAAGCCTGTCTTTTATTTCCCACTGAACACCGTCAGGTATTCCTAGTAGTTTTTTTGTTTTTGTTTTTTCCATGATATAATATAATTAAATAATTTATAAGAGTAATAGTTACCCCCGTAATTACAACGAGGGTAAGAATTACTTTTGTTATGTTATACTTTTTTAAGTAAAACAAAGTTGTTAGCAGCTTGTACACATAAACATCTTTCTGATAAGAAGTTTACAGTCATGCTATCTAAGTCGGAAGTAAAGTTTCCACCAACAGATCCAGTGATCCAAGACTTCATTTTTCTGTCATCTGCTTCAGAAGCTCTGTAACGGATGTGTAAGAAAGGTCTTGAGATATTTTTACCTAATGATTGGTCGTATACTGTACTTGTTCCTGCAGGTACCATGATACCTTCTACGTCAGCAATTAATCCACGAGTAGTAGCATCGTTTAAGTATTTCCAGTCAGATTTGTAGAAATCGTAAGATCCACGTCTGAAACCAGAGAAACCTAAATTTAAAGCCATATCCTCAGAATTATCGAATACACCGTAAGATGTACCTCCAGCTCCGTAAGAATTTTGATTAGCTAACATTTTATCGATAGATAAGTTAGTAGCTCTATCTAAGAACATCATGTTCTCTTCGATAGCTCCTTGCTTGTCTAATTCTTGTAAGATGTTATCAAATTCTTGAATACCACTTGCAGGTACAGCGTTTCCAAAGTCTTGGTTGTTGTAAACCAATCCTCTAGATTCAACAGCAGCAAATAAACCTTCAGATCCACCAAAAGATCCAGCAAGACCAGATCCAGCTACAGTTTTCTCAGCTTCAATCATTGCCATTTCTAATTTGTCCTCAAATCTAATTCTTGTTTCAGATTCAGATTTTAAGTACCATAAGTAACCAGAAGCACCAGCTTCAGTAGCTACTTCAACCCAACCGATTTGAGCAGTATCAGATCCTGAGATAGAATACTTACCTTTTAATATGATTGGTTTGTTAGTAAATTTAGTGAAAGGAGAATCTACAGATGCTTGGTCAGCATTGTCTGTTCCTTTTGCATACTCAGAACCAAAGATGAATAGTTTTACCGCAGCAGCAGCAAATCCAGCATTTCCAGCACCAGCCGCTTGGATAGCAGCATAGTCGTAAGCAGATACCGTAAGTACAACTCCCGCTATACCTTGTACTCTTGCTTTTACTGTTTTATTTCCTTGAGAAACTACTAATGTATCTCCTTTAGAATATAAAGCAGCTTGTTGAGCAGCAGTTAATCCGTCACCGTTTCCAGCAGGATCAGTTACTAATGTAATCGCGTCACTTGTTCCGTTTACGTTTGCGATTGTAGCGTTGTTAGATGCTACATGGATTCTACCTTGTTCAGACCACACAACTTCGTCAGAAGCCATAGGCATTTCAGCTCCTACCATTCTTAAGAAACCAGAGATAGTACGGTTACCGTATCTTTCTACTTCTTTCTCATATACTTCTGGTAAGAATTGTTTTGCAAAGTTAAAATCATTGTCTGCAATTGACAAATAGTTGTTGTCATATGCAAGTTTGTTTGGGCGAGGTACCACGTGTGATAACTCAGCGCCAGTTCCAGCTAAAGCCATAATTTTTAATTTTTAAGTTTTGTTAATTTATTTTCGTTTTTTAAATCCCCACTTAACCGACTGACCATCTGCATCGATAGATCTATATGTTGTACCTTGTTGAGGCGCAGCACCTTGACCTTTCCTAGGATCCATACTAATGTTTTTCGTAGCAGCAATACTTTGCTTCATGGCATCAGCTTTTCCTTGTTCGTAAAAATGGTTTGCAATTGCGTCAGGATTCATTGCAGTGAATAAAGATTTATGATAACCAGTAGCATCTTGCATCTCGTTGTTTTTATTAAGAAACTTCTTAACAAAATTATTGATGTTGCTTTGGTTGTCTTTTACTTCATTCGGGTTTTTAACATTAAACCTATACCTCTTGTCTCCGACTTTGTATTCAAAACCTTTGAAATCGTCATTAAAAACTTGGTTAGTTTTATTGTTGAAAGTTTGAGTTTGCTTTTCAGCAACCTCTTTGTCTTTGTTATATCTATTGAAAAAATCTACAGCCTTCTGTTGCTCAGGTGCTAACCTAGAGCCAGCTTTGATCTCTTCATAGTATTTTGTTTTTAAACCGTTTAGATGATTCTTAGCGTTTGCTAATTCTTCTTTTCTAGCTAGTTTTTTTCTTTTAATATCTCTTTCATCTTCCATATCTTCTTCAATAGCGAATTTATCTTCTATTAAAAAGTTTATCTCAGATGGATCTAAGTGAGGTCTTGTGATTTGGTAGTACTCAACCAACAACTGCTCTTCATTTAAAGCGTCTACATCTTGGTTTAACTTTACGTAATCTTCTAGGCTACCACCTGTTTCGTTTACAAAGTCTACTACTTTTTTAATGTTGTCAGGTAAATCTATACCCACAGCCTCTTCAACAACAGCTTGTTCTATCTGCTCTTCAAGTTCCTCAACTTTCTCTTGAACAACTTCTTGCGTTACTTCTTCTAAAACAATAGGTTCTTCGTTTACTGGTTCTTTAGCCACAGCTTCTTCAACCTTTTTTTCTTTGACGTCTTGCTTTGCAACCTCACCTTTAATTGGTTTAGCTACTAGTTTGTCAAAATCTATTTTGTGTGTACCATCTTCTTTAACAGTAACTTCAGGTACTAGATCACCTTCTACAGTCTCTTCAACTTGTGGATTTATTTCTTCCACAGCTTGATCGACTACTTTTTCTTCTTTAGCCATAATAAAATATTATAAAATTATAAAAATTAATTACATAGGTCCAAACTGGCCCATGTCAAAACCACTCATGTTGTCATTACCTGCAGATTCAAAATCTTTAGGTGATGAGTCATTTTTTCTTTGATCTATCAACTCGCTTTGTTGAGTTGCTTGTATTTTTGTTCTTTCGTCTTTACGATCTTCCTTGTAAGCTTCTTTGTTTTTAGCGCCATCAGCTTCAATTCCTTTTAGCTTCATATTAAATTCAAACTCTAAGGTCATTAAATCTTTCTTCAACATAGCTTCTTGTTGCATTTGTTGAGACTTCATTTGGCCCTTAAGCTGCTCCATTTGAGATTGAATTTGAAAAAGAGCTTGAGATTTTTGTACTTCAGCTTGAGCTGCAACCTGCTGAGCCTGAGCATTTGCTTGAGCTTGAGCCTGCATATTCTCTTGTTGTATCTGTTGATCTCTGTCTTGTTTCTTTTTTCTTCTTTGCTTTAATAGTTGGTTTGCTAGCTTTATGTTTTTTATCTCTCTAAGATCTATAGCGTCTTCTAAATCTATTAAACCACCTGCAACAGCTGCTTGTATGTTGTTTTCTAAAACAGCTTTTTCTTCATCATCAGGTGTTAACTCTATAAATATACCAAAATCATGTAAATATAGATTAGATATATCTTCTAATATACCTACGTTTTGATTTCCTATTTTTTGTATAAAAGCCTCTTTTGTTGGAGAAAACTCTAATATGTCAGATATTCTAAGAGACAAGCCTTCCGCTAACTCTTGAGTTAAAGCTAAACCAGACTGTAATATATGCCTTGTTGCTGTGTTTGAATTTGCAGCAGCTAGTTTTTGAACACCTACTAAAGCTCTACTATCTGGAGTACTACCGTCTCTAGCTTCATTTAAACCGGTGACGTCTCTTATCATTTGCATATAGTAGTTGTAGTTTGTTATCAAGCTTTGTATTTTCTGACCACCACTACCGCTTTGTATTTCTTGAATAGGTACCTTACCTGGATTCATATCTCCTTCAGAAGTAAAAGACCTACCTATTATAGATCCCGTCTGAAAGAACATATTTAACGCTTCTTGAGGATTATAATTTGTACCATTACCAAGATCAACTTCAGCTAGTCCGTCAGCGTCTAAGTAAACACCGTCTGGAACCATTCTAGACATAACCTGTTGAAGCTTAAGGTGTGTTAGTTGAATCATGTCAGCAAACCCTGTTATACGTTTTACTAATGAATCAATTCTACCTTTGTACATTCTAGGAGCGTTTATAGCGTAGTTCATTTTAACTTTACTATAATCACTTTTAGGCCTCATCATATTTTTAGCCATTTCCCATCTCAAAAGATAATCTGTACCTAAAATTAAACAACCTTCATATAAAACTTCTAATGATCTTGATATTTTACCAAAATTACCTGTCATTTCATTGATAGGTGGATCAAAAGTATCATCTCTTAATATTATTTTTTCAGCTCCTGTAGCTGTTTCTTTAACTTTATAAACTTCATTCATATAAGTCTTGTAGTTAAAGTACAAAACTTGTATTTGATTCTTATCATCGTAATGAGAAGAATTATATCTATTAGTTGAATAACTATTTTGATGGATGCTTTGACTTTGTATAGCCTTTAAATCTTCATCTGTTAAATCAGGAAACTCTTTTTTAAGTTCGTTTATAGGTATAGTTTTTATTTCACCTACGTAATATATATCTTGAAAATCTGGATCTTCTGTATATGAATAAACTATATTAGCTGGATCAACGTATTCAACCTTTACTCCTTCTGATTTTGTAAATGTATTTTTAACACAACCTATTCCTATGGTTGCTAAGTCGTAATTTACTCTTTTTTTAGTAAGATCATATCTATTACCTTTAAGCAAAACGTTTATAGCTTGCTCTTCAGCTAGTTCTATACCTTGCTTATAACTAAGCTTCATATGTAAGTCTAGCTCTTCTTGTGAGTTTGGTAGTAACTCTGGAGGCGACTCAAACAAAGATATACCAAATGCTTCTTCAGCAAATAAGTTTAAATCTTTAGTTTTCATGTCTCTTAATATAGACTCCATGTACTTAGTTCTTTTCTCTATACCATAAGGATCTTGAGAATAACACTTTATATCAAACGATCTTTCTGATATACCGTTAACAACTATATCTACAAATTTTGGTACAATAGGAACTGGTTTCCAGTCTAAATTTAAATAAGATAAATCTCCATTAACAGATAATTCATCTTTATACTTTTGTATAGGTTGTTCACCTCTAGCATATAGTCTCAATTTATGAAACTCAGCTTGGTGCTGATTATATCTTTGATTAGATGTAGATCCATCAAACCATTCATACTCTATGGCTTTACCTACTTGTAAACCATATTCGGCGCTTAACTTCTCTGCGTCAGGTACAACTTGACTCGGAAAATAACCTTTTACAACTGACTCAGCCATATTAATTTTCTATTAGTTTTGAACGCATACCTGATTGTCCGTATTTAGCTATGCTTAAGTTTAATTTTTCTTTTTTCATAATGGGGTTTGCTCTGTATAAATGTCTATTACAAGCCATGATAGCTAATCCTGAACTAATAGCCGCATCAAACTTTGTACGATTATTAATGTCAAACTTTGCCCAGTCTTGTAATGTTTCGTTAAAATAGCATGTTCCATACGTATTGTCAGACTTTAATCCAACATGATCTTGTATATACATTTCAATAGCAGCAGCGTGTGCTTGCTTAATATCTTCACTTGAGTTAGGTATACCACCTACTTCTTTTTCAGCTGTTGAAAGCTTGTTCCAAACTCTGTCAGGTCTATTCATAGAATAACCTCTATAACAACGTCTTCTTAAATAATACAATAGACGAGGTTTATTATTTTCAGCAAGTAAAGGCATCCCATAAAATATAAGCGCCATTAAAACGTCTTCAAAAAATATCTCAGCGGTTTGTGGTCTAGCTACATATTCTAAAAAAAATTGATTAGGTGGACAATCTTCCATACTAAACTTTGTCAACCCATGCAGCGCGCCATTAGATCCTTTACCATCAACGGTACCTGATATGTCATAACTGTCACAACCAAAAGCACCCATGTGCTCATTGCCTGGATATTTAATGCCGTTTTTAATTACACTGTAATTCTGTTTGTTTATAGGTGGAACCCAGCTAACTTTAAATCTTCCATCTGGATTTGGATAAAACATTACCTTAGAATCTTTTATACCATTAACCCACTGAAAACTACCTACTGTAATTTGAGATGTATTATTTAAATCCTCGTTAAAATCTATTTGCTCGTATATTTTTGCTAAATTAAATATACTGTTTTTTGTTTCGTCTCTGAAAGCGTGTTCTTCAGTTCTTGGGAATTGCCTATAAAATTCATTTAAAGCATCACCATCGTTCTTTAATCCATCTACTTCATTTTGCCAATGCTCTAATATACCTGTGTCTATAGTCTCGCCAAAAGGCCCAATTTTTTCTGTGTCAGGCGTGTCGAAGACAGGTAACCCATAAGAATCAATGAATCCTTCGTAGTTCCATTCCATAGGTATGAACAAACTATATAGTCCCGAGCTTGTCTGTCCATTGCGGTTTCTTTTTGTAACATCTGAATTTTTATATAGTTTCTTAAAATTGTCTCCACCTTTATCTAAAGCGTTTGACGTACTTCCCATCATACACTTACCTATTATTCTAGAACCTAGTCTAAGTGTTGTCTTTGTAACTCTCCAGTTGTTTAATATGTTGTTAGGTCTCTCCCACTTACCAGACTCATCGTGTACTAGTAACTTAAGCTTTTCACCATCATAACTATTGTCACCTGTGTTTTTCCAATCAATAGTTGTATCTAATCCCTCTAATTCTTCTGGTTTTTCAGAACTTACAATACTTCTTCTTGTTAACTTGCTAGCTGGTACTCTATATGCTAATTCTGTTTTTGGACGATCCATACCGTCTTGTATTGGTTTAAAGAAGAAAGGGTAGTTAACTGATATTGGCACGACTTTATCGGTAAACATTTTTTTAGCATCTGGTCCTGATTTAGATAAAATACCGAACCTAGCGTCAGATGATATTGTGGCTTGGTTAACTGTTTCTCCTGAAGCCATAAAAGAGAATCCTGAACGTCTATTTTTAAGATAACACATTCCGTAGCATCTTGTATCTGCTTTACAAGCTTCCCAGAATATATAGAATAATCTATTTGCTTCTCTAAAGTCTGGTTGCCCAACATCAATCTTGGACCATTGCAAGTACATGTAGTGAGTACCAGTAATATAAGTAGGAACGCCTTTATTGTAATACCAAAAACCTTCTTCTCTTTTTTTAAACTCACTTTCTATGTAATCTATATATTTTTTCTTAAAATCATCTGGATAATTTTTCCAATCAAATATAGTTTTTATTCTTTTTAACTCAGAGGGATATTCATTTACCTCCCATTTGTCACTATCAAATTTATAAACATCTGTGTGTTTTGGTAATGCTATTTGAAAATTTTGTATTTCATATATTTCACCTATCTGACCCGTTTTAGATATAACAACAATGTCGTGTTCTTTGTTATATCCGTACTTCCATTTTTTAGACTTATTAAGTCTTTTTATGGTATTTATTTTAATAGGTTCTACAACCTTGTATAGACTCTGCTTGTACATTACTTAGATCTTCTTTCTGCAAAACCACCAAATGATGTTTCTTCAACCTCTGCTTTTACAACATTGTTAAGCATATCCTCTTCGTCTTGTATTCTATTTAATATCTCGAAAGCATCAAATATAGCTAACTTTTTAGTAGCTGCAGCGTTCTTTAATCTATCTGCAGATATATCGTCTCCTGAATCAACTATTTTTTCACCAGCTACTTTTATAAGCTCTTCAACAGCTTTATGACCAGCTTGGATTATATTCTTTTTCGTTTCCTTGATATTCATATTTAATTGTAATTGCAAATGTTGGAACTCTATAAAGTCTTTCGCCTTCAATAACAAACTCATATTCTGAGTTAGGTTTAAAACCTACTAAAGAGTTTAATTTTATATTTTGGCTTTTTAATTCTGGATCTACGTGTCTTACGATGCCTATTAAAGGCATTTCCTTGTCCATAGAGAAGTTATCTTGGTTTTCTAGTGGTTTTATAAAGCTAAAACCTTTAACTGCGTTCCAGACGCTGTTTCTTTTATAAGCAAATATTTGATCAGGCATTACAAAATACATATCTTCTTTGTAAAAAGCCTTAGAGTTTTTCTCTTTATTTCTTATATCTTTCCATCTTCTAAAAACGTTGTGATGTACTATTACTTCGTCACCTTGCTTTATGTCTGTGCAACCCACTGTTGGCGTCTGCAAAACAATAGCATTTCTGCTTACGTTTTGGTGAGTAAATATTTCCGTGTTTAATATTAACTCTTTATCACCTATTTTTTTAGTGTTGTTGTATCTTTTGTTTTTAGGTTTTACTATAAAGTTTGTTACACTCTTCATTAATAATCCAAGTTGTATTCAACAGAAATAGCCATGTTTTTATTAAAGTCTTTCCACGGTAAAACATCTACACCTTTTTTAATAAATATACAGTACTTGTCTTTTTCTTCAAGAATACAATCAATAACATGTCCTCCGTAAACCTCTTGGCCCACGGAGTAATGCATTGAATCGTTTTTATAGTCTTTACCTATACTAATCTTTCTTACTAGGCTCATCTTGTTCTATTTCTGTTATAGAGCCATCAGAGATACTCACGTTAACTTTACCATAAGCATCTTCTAGCTTCTCTTGAAATTCTTTTAGCTCATTGCTTTCAATTGAAGCGGCTTTGTGAAGTAACATATGTTTTTGTACTTCAATATCACCTATTTGCAATTTTATTTGATTTATCTCGCCAACTAAAGCTTGTAAATCCTGTAATTCTTGTTTTTTAATTTTTTTTGCCATTTTATTATATTTAATTATTAATCCTATATATACTAATCACTTATTTCTTTTAATTTATAAATGTTATGAGTCTTGCCATGTAAAATAAAGATCATTATCAACTGGTGTTATTTTTTCGTCTATAATACTTGTGATACGACTCTGTAATTCACTTAGGTCTAAAGCTGTTTCTAACCACCCAACTACGATACGCTCAAATGCTTCTGTGTTTTCGTAAGCTACAAAATCATCTCCATCTGTATACTCAAAGCTTTGCGTACCACCTATGTCTGCAGAATATTTAGTACCACTAACATCTTTAGAGCCAGAATAGGTGTAATGTACTCTAGTTATTAAGTTTGTTTTTCCTTGCGATTCAACAAGTGCGTTTATTTTGTGAATTTCAAATTTGTAAGTAATTGCCATTTTTATTTATTTTATTGATTTTAATAAACCATTTTGGTAACCAAAAGTTACAGTTTTAGTGCCTTTGCCGTCTGGAACAATAACTTCTTGTTCGCCAGAAAATCCATTTATATAGTTACCCTGATTTTCTTCTGTTAAGAAAACCCATGGCCCTTTTTGAGTACCACCTTCTAATCTAGAATAGCTAGGAGCTCCCCAGAAAGGCAGTGTTATCATTTGATTATAATAGTTAGATCCATCACCGTGGTTACTTATTATATTACTAGCCCAACCTGTGTGGCCAGCAAAATTAGTAGAGCCTTGTCGCCATGTAAGATTACCGCTACCATAACCTTGACTTGTTAAATTACCTGCAGAATATGATGTTGAACCAGCTGGTCCTGTTGGTCCTTGCGAACCGGTAGATCCAGTATTACCCTTAGCACCTTGAGGTCCAGTAGCTCCTGCTAATCCTGGTGCTCCTTGAGGCCCAGTTGATCCAGTACTACCTTTGTCTCCTTTAGGTCCTTGACTTCCGTTTGTACCGTTTGTACCCGCTGCTCCAGTATCACCTTTTGCGCCAGCCGCACCTGTTGAGCCTTTTGCTCCGGCAGGTCCTTGTGGACCAGTACCTCCTGCGGCACCAGTATATCCTCTTGGCCCTTGCGCTCCTGTACCACCAGTAGCTCCGGGATCTCCTTTGTCTCCTTTTGGTCCTGTTGCGCCTGCGGAGCCTGTATTACCTTTAGGTCCTTGACTTCCGTTTGTTCCATTTGTCCCTGCAGGTCCTGTTAATCCTGTATATCCTCTTGGTCCTTGAGAACCAACTGCTCCAGCAGCTCCAGTTGAACCTTTTGGTCCTGTTGGTCCAGTAGGTCCTGTATCACCTTTATCTCCTTTAGCACCATCGGTACCGTTAGAGCCAGCCGCACCAGTATATCCTCTAGGTCCTTGTGGACCCGTGGCTCCTTGAGAGCCTGTATTTCCTTTAGCTCCAGCTGGGCCAGTTCCTCCAGCAGCTCCTACAGCTCCAGTGTTTCCTTTTGGGCCTTGTGGTCCTGTTGATCCATTACTACCATCAGCACCATCATTACCAGCCGCACCTTGTAAACCTGTTGCACCGGTATTACCTTTTGGACCTTGTGGTCCTATACCACCTGTTGATCCAGTGTTTCCTTTTGGACCAGCTGGTCCTTGTATTCCTTGTATTCCTTGAGGACCTTGACTACCAGTGTTACCCTTAGCCCCTTGTGGTCCTTGAGATCCAGTGTTACCTTTTACACCTTGCGTACCTTTAATAGATCCACCTGAAACCCATCCATCTGCTGATGTCCACACCCATATAGAATCATCTGATTGCACTATATAAGCGTCACCATTTGAATTACCACTTGATGGTAAACCAGATGATGCGGAAACTTGACCTTGCATTGATATACCCCATCCTGCACTACCCTGTGAGCCTTGTATTCCCTGTGGGCCTTGAGATCCAGTATTACCTTTTGGTCCGGTTGGACCTGTTGGCCCTGTTG